GATCCAAGAGAACATGAAAAACAAAGAGTACCGCATACACCCGACGCAAAAGCCCGTCGCCCTTTATGAATGGATTTTGACAACCTTTGCGGCAGCAGGAGACGTGGTTTTAGATACGCACGTCGGATCGGCTTCTTCTCTGATCGCCTGCCGGAATACAGGGCATAAATTTGTAGGCTTCGAGTTAAGCGAACACTATTTTAATTTATCACAGGAAAGATACAGGCAGGAAACGGCACAAATGCGGCTATCTGATTTTATGGGGGGTAGCCACGAAATTACGGGCTTTTGTTAGATGCATAGAGGGCGGCGCATGGAAGACGAATACAAAGAAATAGTTAGAAAATTCTATGAAATATACAGACCGTTGCAGAAAAAATACAATCTGCGCTATCACATGCACTTTAGCATATATGAGAGTGAAGACGATCTGATCGAGATATGGGAGTACAGCGGAGAAACGCGCGGGAAGTGTATTGTAAGGGCAAAAGAAACGGAAGACATTGATTGCTATAAAAGAGCGATCGACGAACTGAAAAACTATAAACAGGAAAGAGAGGAAAAAGAGCATGGAAAAAGTACAACTATGGCAGGCTGACGGGCTGGGGACGGATAAAGAGACGCTGGAAAAAGTGCTTCGCATTTTCAGAAACGACGGCGTACAGGGAATAGAGAGCCAGCAGGCGTTAAACAGGTATATTGGGAAATTGTCTGATGATAGCTTGCGGGGTATGTACTGTATTGACGAAGAAACGGCATTGCAGCTTTTTGTGGATTGCTTCGGGGTGCGCGTGGCATTTGATAAAGTTATGAAAATGCTGGGATATATAACGCCGGAAACGGCGCAGCGCATGGGCTGGATCAGTCCGGTAGCATATACGGAAGTAGCCGGAAAGTATGAGGAACGCACGAAAAAGTTAGAGGAACAAAAAGACCGGATTTTATCAGACTATACCCGCGCCGCGCAAATAGCAGAGGACGCGGAAGAAAAGATATTCTCTTTACAGGACGAACTGGCGCACTGTAAAGCGGATTTATACGACTTTTACGCAAAGGCGGGCAAGCTGCCGGACTATGAAAGGAGATAAAGGGAAAATGAGCAGAAACAACACAATCGGGATCGTAGGGGAGATCACAGCCCAGCCGGAATTGATCGTGGACGCGGCAGACTGGGCGCGCAAGGTGTACGAAGTAGAACTGACGCGGACGCGCCCCAGCGGAACGGAAGACACCTATATTTTGCAGTATGACGGACGCGCTGCCGGATCAAAGGAAATGCTGGAGAGGATAACAGAGGGCGCGGAAATATTCTGCGGCGGGGAAATCCGGTCGGAGAACGTACACGATCCGAAGCCGGAAGAAAACCGCGTGAAAGTGTTCATTTTCGCGGAAATGATAGCCGTGAACGATCCACCCGTAGAGGATCAAAACGAAGTGACGATCTGCGGGAATATCTGCAAGCCGCCCAGCGGACGGGAAACAAAAAGGCGCACACGAAAGGGGCGGCGCGTAACAGTGACAAGGCTTGTGGTGGCGGTAAATACGCCCACGGGCGCGCATTATGTCCCGTGCGTATGCTGGAATGAGCAGGCAGAAAAAGCCGACGATCTGAAAGTCGGGGACTATGTGGAAATATACGGGCGTTTCCAGTCCCGCAATTTTAAGAAGCGCATACAGGGGCGCAACCTGCCGTATTTAAGTACAAGCTATGAAGTAAGCGTTGTAAGACTGGAAGCAGAAAGCAAAGAGGAAAGGACGGGGGAGAAATGACGGGAAAATTAAAAGAGGTTTTCGGAATTTATATAAATGACAGGCGGCAGCAGGGCGAGGGCATGAGCGCGCAGGAATACCGCCGGATCATTGCGGTGGATTTTGACGGAACGCTTGCAGTAACAAAATTCCCCGAAATCATAAAGCCGATCCCGAAAATGATTAGACATTGCAAGCAGCTTCAGAGGGGTGGCGCAATCCTTATTCTGAATACTTGCCGGAAAGGAAAAGACCTGCAGGACGCGGTGGAGTGGTGCGCGGCGCACGGGCTTGTATTTGACTATGTAAACGAGAACACAGCGGAAAACATAGCAAATTATGGCGGCACGGACACGCGGAAAATATTCGCGCATGAGTACATAGACGACAAAGCCATAAATCCGGTACGCGAAGCAATGTGGGCGCGCCGCGTCCGGCAGCTTTACGCCCAGCGGATCATATCGGCGGTGGGGCTTGCTGCCGCGCTGGTTATAGCGATAGAAGCGGCACTGGCATTTATTAAATGAGGGAGGGAAAAGGCATGGAAAGACTGACAATGGAATATTGCGGCGAGTATGTACCGAAAGAGTTATGCAGCATAGACAGGGAAGGCAGCGCGGACGACTGCGATCTTTGCTGCGAGTATTGCAAAGCAACGACGGACGAAGGCGTGGACTGTAAAGGGTGCGCGATCAACGCTTGCTTTAATCGGCTGGGAATTTATGAAAATGCACAGGAGAAGATCGAAAAGCGCATACAGGAGATAAAGGCTAACGAGAACTACCCGCACAATTTTATGGGGCAAATGGTAGATGATCTTGAATGGGTGCTGAAATTATTTGAACAGTGAAAGGAGAAAAGAACATGGCAAAACAAAGCAAGGCCGGGGCTTCTTCCGGCGCGTGTCGTTTCTGCGGTCAAAGCGTGATTGTAGAGGACGGCGCGGAAATGACCGCCCCGCAGTTAGAGGAAGCGGCAACAATGTTGTGCGGCTGCGACGAAGCCATAAAGTATCAGCAGGAAAAGAACCGCCGGACGGTAGCAAAGCAGCGGATCAATGAACTTTTCGGCGAAGACGCTGGGGAGTACAAACAGCCGGAGACGGTACGGGAAATTATGCTGAACGCCGTGGACGCTATCTGCGACAAAAAAATGAAGGTCGCAACGGTAACGATCAGAACGGGGCTTCGCTGCCGGATCATGCAAATGACAAAGGACAAAATAAAGGTCGTGCGGGAAATCAGCGACAACAACGAATTTGTGCAGTAGGTGGGATATGGCAGTAAAAAGATCATTTTCACTTAATAACAAAAGCCATTGCGTGTGTCTGAAATGCGGGGCGCAGATTTTACCGGACGATTTGAAAGACAACACGGTTTATAAATGCGTCCGGTGCGGGCAGGAAATGACCGTGGACAGGTACGACAGTCGCGCCGTTCTGACAGTGATTGAAAAACCGGACTTGCGAAGGCGTATACCGCCGGAAATTATGAACGACGCCCCGCAGCAGAAAACGGAGATCATGCGGCTATTGCAGGAAAACGACAGCTCGAAAGATCAGCTACATAAAGCGGACGGGAAAATAAAGGAACTGCGGAAAGAAGCGAGGGACTGGGAAAGGGCAGCGGACGGGCTGGCGCGCTGGATCGAGGAAATCAAAGAGAAAGAGGGCGCGGGCAATGTTTGAATTAAACAGGCTTTATAATGCTGACTGCATGGAAGCCATGAAAGAAATACCGGACAAATTCTTTGAATTAGCTATAACCGATCCGCCGTATGGGATCGGGGCTGACGGGCAAAGGCTGAATATCAACAAAAACCCGAAGCACAGCAGGAAAGAACACGCAAAGAAAGACTGGGACGGGGCGATCCCGTCCGCAGAGTATTTCCGAGAATTAGAGCGCATTTCCGTCAATCAGATTATATGGGGCGGCAATTATTTTGTGGAACACTTGCAGATCGGCGCAAAGGGCTGGATCGTGTGGGACAAGGGACAACACGGGCTTTCTATGAGCGATTGCGAATTAGCATACAGCACATTTAAAAAGCCCACGCGGATCGTTGTCATAAACCGCGCGGAATTACAAAAAGATCACACTTTCCACCCGACACAAAAACCAATTCGGTTATATGAATGGGTGATCGCGAATTATGCGGCAGCAGGCGACAAGATACTGGATACACACGCCGGATCGGGCGCGTGTCTGCGGGCAGCATACCGGACAGGACATAATTTTTTAGGTTTTGAGATTGACAAAGAATATTTCACGTAAGCAGACAAACGCCTGCGGGAAGAAATGGCACAAATGCGTTTTGATTTTCTTTTCGGGGGGGTATGCGGGGAAATAGAAAAAGGCGCAGCGGCAGCAGGCGACACAAATTAAAACGCACATTGAAAAATGCAAAAATTAAGACGAAAAAATGACCGCTTCGGATCGGGAAATCCAAAGCGGTCAAGCCGTACAAAGCTAAAAATAAAACCTGTAATAATTATACGGCTTGTACGGTAAAAAGTCAAGGAAAATGGCGGGATTTTAACCGCAGTTCGGACTTGTTAAGCATATTATTTTATCGACAGGGTGGTGTAAAAATGCCGTATAGACATGAGACGTGCAGGGCGGGGAAGACAAAGCAGCATACTTTCTATTATGCAACCCGAACCGACACAAAAGAGGGATCGAGAAGACAGAAGGAAAATAAGACAAGCGAAGCACAAAAGAAAGTGAACAGCAGGCAGGCAATAAAAAAGCTGACATGGATATTAAACGAAAATTTTGATAGTACAAGCCTGTATATTACATGGTCGTATGAAAAGGATAAACGCCCAGCAGGGAAAGAGGAACTACGGGCAGACGTTGACAAGCTGCTTCGGGATATTCGCAAAGTATATAAAGCGGCGGGGGGCGTTGCAAAGTATGTATGGGTGGCAGAGGTGGGGGAGAGGGGAGCGGCACACGTCCACATGGTATTAAATGCCATAGAGATCGCAAAGCTGAAAAAATGCTGGGATAAAGGCTGGATCACAATAAAGCCGTTAGACGAAAGCGGGCAGTACAGGAAGCTGGCTTCGTATTTTGTGAAATATTCAGAAAAGACCATGAGGACGTGCGAAGGCTTTTCCGGCAGGCGGTACAATTCCAGCAAAAATCTAAAGATACCGCAGCCGACAAAAACGACGGTACGATCGAAAAACGCCTACAATCACACGATCGAAATACCAAAGGGCTGGTATTTAGACAAAGACAGCGTGGCGGAAGCATGGCATGAGGTAACAGGCTTCATGTATTTTACATATACGCTGATCTATGACGGGACAAGCCGGAAATGGTCAAAGGAAAGCTACACACTAAACCTAGAAACAGGGGAAGTGGAGATCACAGAGAAACCGCAGAGGGAGAAAAAGAAAAATGGGACTTAATACAGGATATTTAAAGGCAGACCGGACAGAGGAAAGCAACGAGCAGTACACGCCGTATTATGCCGTTGATCCAATTCTGAAATACATACCAGAGGGCGCGCGGGTGTGGACACCGTTTGACCGTGAGTGGTCGGCGTTCTATCAGTCATTCAAGGCTAGGGGGGATTTTCTGTTATACGGTCGGACATATCGGACGGGCTGGACTTTTTCACATACGAGCCGCCGGAATATGATTGCATAGTATCAAACCCGCCTTTTACGCAAAAAGACGCGGTATTAAAAAGGCTTTACGAACTGGGGAAGCCGTTTGCGGTGCTTTTGCCGCTTAATTCTTTACAGGGCGTAGATAGGTACAAATATTTTAGACAGGATATACAGATTTTAGCATTTGACAAGCGGATCGCGTTTCACAGCCCGCAGAGTATGAGGGACTATAAAAAGGGCGTAAGTTTTGCAACGGTTTATTTTTGCCATGACATTCTGCCGCGCGATCTGATTGTTGAGGAATTGACAGAGTATAGAAAGCCGTTGACGGCAGAAAGAGAGGTACAGGGAAATGAAAGCAGAATTTAAGAGGACAAGGACGGCAGACGGGCTTCCGCTGACATTCGGGAAAATGTACGACGTGCTGGACGTGAAAGCAGGAAGGAAAGCGTGGCAGCTAAAGGAAATCAAAGTAAAAAACGATTTAGGGCAGGAACGCTGGTACAGAGCAAATAAATTCAAGTTGTTTGCTGAAGCTGCGGCATTTCTGAAAGAGCCAACAGCAGGCGCAGGGCAGAGCGTAGGACGGAGCGCAACGCCGGACGGGAAGCAGATATACATGGGTATTGATGTGGCAGGCGGTACAAATATGACAGTATGCGGAAAGTCGCTGGAAATGACGGATATTGAAAGAGTGGACGCGGCAGCAGGCTATACAGCGCGGGCGGCGTTAAAGATTGGAGAAGCGGCGGCTGGTATTGCGGACGGGATCGGGCTTAATTACGGCGCATAGAAAGGGGCGGCAAAATGTACGGAAATTTAAAACGCGGGGAAGATACGGAACAAATGGGCGTGATAGACTGGGCAAACTGGAACACAGGACGCTTCCCCGAACTCAAATTATTATTTCATATCCCGAACGGGGGGAAGCGGGACGTAAAGGAAGCGGCGCGTTTCAAGGCAATGGGCGTAAAAGCGGGAGTACCCGATCTTTGCCTGCCTGTTCCCATGAATGGATTCGCGGGCTTGTATATCGAAATGAAATACGGGAAAAACAAGCCGACAGATCATCAAAAAGAGTGGATAGGGGCATTAAAAGAACAGGGCTACAAAGTTACAGTATGTTATAGCGGCGTAGAAGCCACACGTGAGTTAGAAAGCTATTTGCAGGGGGTACGAACAATTTTAAGCAATCCGGCTTCCGAGCCGTGCAAACCGCAGAAACGAATGGAAATATATTGCAGCGGAGAAGACACGGACACGCTGAAAGCTGTATTGACAGAAGCAGTGATGCGCGGGGAATGTATTTTCGGCGGGGATTTTACACCGAAAGACTGCGGCGACAGAGAAAATTCAGAAAGCTGTGCCGCCTGTGTTCTGAAAAACATAGAGATATACGCCTATGATTAAAAGAGGGGGCAGGAACGTGACAGTATACGAAAATTTAATGGTAACAGCAATGGAAGAATGCGCGGAGATACAAAAAGAAATATCGAAAGCATTGCGCTTTGGAATAAATAACCACCATCCAGACGAACCGGAAATAACAAACGGGGGGAAGATTTTAATAGAGTATCAGCAATTACGGGCGGTGATAAATAGGCTAATAATGGATGGATATATAAAGGGTTTAGAAGAAAAAGATAGTAATTTGATTTATAAAAACAAATTACAGAAAATCGAAATATTTCAACAGTATTCAAAAGAAATAGGAACTATCACTGAATGAAACAACAAAAAAACGAAGGAAAGGAAAGACGACACATGAAAACTATTGCAATCATCAACTTAAAAGGCGGTGTGGGTTATGAAAAGCTATACATTATGCAAAGTTAATGAAAGAAATCCTTATAAATAAAGGATTCTTTAGTTGATTTACTTTCCATAATCCATCAAGATTTAAGTGTATTTTATCAATTCGCTTAAGGAGGAACGCACGATGGAAAAATCAACTTTGCAGCAACTGATCAACCAAACCGGGGAAGCACTCGTACAGGCAGGTGCATCCAGCTATTACCAAAAAGTATTTAAAACTCTTACAAAACAGCTTTTGCTCTACTCCCACGAACAAGGTACTGATTCTTTCAGCATGGATTTCGGATTACAGTTTTTAGAAGACCATTATTCTATGTCATCTAAGATAGCGTTGAAAAAATGGTGTACAGCCTATGCCCGTTGTATAAATGCTTTGGCAGAATACCAGCGTTCAGGGAATGTGGTTCTTTATCTTGCCATGGATAAAAGAGCGTACACTTTCCCAGAGGGATTTAGATATAGCGCAGAAGCATATATTTCCCATCGGGAAGATATCGGGATAATAAAAAAATCAAATAAAATTTTCAGTTTATATCTGGAACGCTTTTTTGCGTTTTTAAGCAGGAAGAACATTGCTTCTTTAGATACACTGTCTCTCAAAGACGTTTTGGATTTCATGGCATCTTTGAACTGTTATGAAAAGCCAACCATAAATCATACAATGCGTGCGGTGCGCTATTATCTGAAATACTGCCATGAACATGGTCTTATGGAGCAGGAGATGTTTTCAAAACTTCCAAACCCTCATTACAACAGGCAGAGCCGATTACCTTCTTCGTATTCAGCGAATGAGGTGACGAAACTTCTTGATTCGATTGACCTTGGGAATCCCTGCGGAATCCGTGATTATGCGATCATTCTTCTGATTGCAAGACTTGGACTGCGCAGCAGCGATGTCGCAAATTTAAGGTTTTCCAATATCGACTGGGAAAGAGAAGTAATCCATTTGAACCAGGTAAAAACAGGAAATCCGTTAGAACTTCCTCTTTTAGAAGATATTGGCGAAGCGATCATTAACTATCTGAAGAACGCAAGGCCTAAAACCGACTCGGATCACGTTTTTGTGAGGCAGCTTCCTCCTTATACGGATTTCAATCCGGGTGCGGTCGGCGCCCTTGTAAGGGTACGTCTCCAGAGATCGGGAATCCATCTTGAAGGGAAAAAGAAAGGCTCCCACACACTCCGCCACAGCCTTGCGAGCCGCCTGTTGGAGCATGAGATTCCGCTTCCGGTCATTTCAGAAATCCTGGGGCACACAACTACTGAAACTACGATGGCATATCTTCGTATTGATATCACCGAGCTTCGGAAATGTGCATTGGAGGTGGCAATCTAATGACAAGAATCAGAAAATCTCCATCCATGACAGGTTCATTTGCGGAAGTTGCCCGGGAATTCATTCAGTACAAAAGAAGCACAGGTTTTAAATATGCAGATGAACCGAAATGTTTATCCCGGTTTTGCCGTTTCAGTGAAGAACAGGGTGTCACAGAAATAAAAATATCCCGCTCCCTTGCAGAAAAATGGACAGCGCCCCGGGCAGGTGAATCCGAAAAAAGCCGGTCACACCGCATTACCTGCATAAGACAGTTTGCCATATACCTTAATAACCTTGGTTATGATGCTTATATCGTGCCGGAAGTGAAGGGTTTGAATCACAGTTCATTTGTACCATATATATTTACGCATGAGCAGATAGCAGCTGTGATCAAAGCCGCTGATGAAACAGAACCCAAAGAAGTTGCAAGAAATATGCATCTGGCGTTACCCGTAATCTTCCGGATTCTTTATGGCTGTGGACTTCGTGTGTCAGAAGTTGTCGGACTTCGCTGCAGGGATGTGAATCTCGAAGATGGGATTCTTACGATCCGTGAAGCAAAGACTGACCGTGACCGGTATATCCCATTATCAGATTCCGTAAAAGAAGCCTGTATATCCTATGCAGATAAAATCTGGTGGGAAAAAGACAGCGACTTTTTCTTCCCTGCTCCTGATAAGACCATGATCAGCCCGATGACTATCTATCAAAGGTACCGCAGGTATCTGGAAGCGGCAGGGATTTCACATGGCGGAAAAGGGCAGGGCCCCCGTCTGCATGATGTACGCCATACATTCGCGGTTCATGTTTTACAAAAGTGGATCAGGGAAGAAGCCGATTTAACGGCTATGCTCCCGATTCTTTCCACATATATGGGGCACAAAACAATACGCTCAACAGCAAGGTATCTGCGCCTGACAGCTGAAGTTTATCCAGACCTGATGAGGGAAGTGGAAAGGTCATGTGCATACGTCATCCCGGAGGTATGCCATGAAGGAAACTGATTTTGCACAGTATTTAACGCAGTTCCTGTCAGTATATCTTCCCTGCCAGGTCGGCAGCAAACGTAATACCCAGTTAGCATACAGGGACTCATTCTCATTATTTTTAAGATACTGCAGAGATCAGGAGAACCTTTTGCCGGAAAAGCTGACAGTTGCAAAAATAAACAGGGATCTGATCCTCCGCTTTCTGCAATGGCTGGAAGAAGAACGTAACTGCAAAGCGGCGACAAGGAATCAACGTCTCGCTGCAATCCATTCATTTTTCAGCTTTTTAATGGTAGAAGAACCACAGTATATACAGCAAAGCCAGAAAATCCTGGCTATTCCAATGAAAAAGACGGATACGGTGCCACTCATGTATCTTCCATTGGATAGCATCAAGGGCCTGTTAGAACAACCCGACAGGACAACAATCCAGGGGAAAAGGGATGCTGTTCTGCTGTCACTTTTATATGATACCGGAGCAAGGGTTCAGGAACTTGTGGATCTAAAAGTTTGTGATGTTGCTTTAAATGATACTGTCACCATCGTACTGACAGGCAAAGGCGGTAAAAGCCGCATTGTTCCAGTCATGAGACCAACCGGGGAATTGTTGAAGCAGTATATGGAAGGTTCTGGTCTGGCTTCGCCTGTATATGGCCGCAATCCGTTATTTACCAACCGGAGCAATAAACCCCTGACGAGAGCCGGAGTGACATATATTTTGAAAAAATATGCTGCACAGGCTCAAGCAATGGGAATAAAGGATATATCCGATGAAATCACACCGCATTGGCTGAGGCATAGCAAAGCAATGCATCTGCTTCAGTCCGGAGTCAATCTTGTTTATATCAGAGATCTACTGGGACACTCTGATATTTCAACAACCGAAATCTACGCACGGGCAGACGAAAAAATGAAGCGGAAAGCATTGATGGAAGCTTACAACAGTCCATCATCTGACGAACTGCCAGCGTGGAAAAAGGATAAAGACCTTCTTGATTGGTTGAAATCTTTGTAAGGGTTTACTCCTGATTATGCAAAGTTCAAAAGAGCCTATACCCTATAAAATCAGCAAAAGTGTAGGCTCAACTTTGCATAATAACTTACTTTTCATAACCAACTTTATGTGAAGCTTCACATAATGTCGGAAAGACCACAACCGCGATCAATATGGCGACGCTGCTGGCAGAAAAGCACGGGAAGCGCGTTTTGCTGATTGACAACGATCCGCAGGGGAACGCCAGCCAGTTTTGCGATTGCTACGACGGCGGGGAAGATACTTGCGGCGCAGCGGAAATTTTATACAGGCGCACACCGATCATACAGGAAAAGCACGGGATCGGGATTGTAAACGCGAATATTTCCCTTCTGGAAGCAGACAACGCGATCCGCACAGGCACAGAGAGACAGGAAAACAGGGTAAAAGAATATTTGCAGGGGGTAAAACAGAAATATGATTATTGCATTATTGACAACCCGCCCGCCCTGCTGATGTGTACCATTAACGCGCTATGCGCCGCTGATGAAGTCATAGTCCCGATCACGCTTGACAACTGGGCATTAGACGGCGTAGAGGTAATAACGGCGCAGATCGAGGAACTGCAGGCATTGAACGCGGGGCTTCGGATCGCCGGAATACTTCTGACAAATTACAGAAAATCAGATGAAAACGAGGTAGCGGAAAGCTGGCTTCGTAAAAACTGCAAATACAGGGTATTTTCTACGCGGATCAGACGGTCGGACAAGGTAACGGCGGCGACGTACTACAAAGAGCCGCTGGAAAAGTACAGCCCGCGCAGCGCGGCAGCGGTCACATATCGAAAATTTGTCAATGAGTATTTGCAGGAAAGCGGGGCATAAAAAATGACTGATGAAAGAATACAAGAAATTGTATTGCGGTACGGCTACGACGCACAATCCCGCCAGTGTATAGAGGAAATGGCAGAACTGACACAGGCAATAAATAAATTCTGGCGAAAAGATTTACACGGCGGCTATGGGGCATTGAATGAGGACAGGCTGGACAGGGAAAGCGAAGCATATAAAAATCTGATTGAGGAAATAGCGGACGTTGAGATCATGCTGGAACAAATGAAAGAAATGTTGTTATGCGGGGATAAGGTCGCCAAGATCAGAGAAGAAAAGCTGGAAAGGCAAATTGACAGGATAAGAAGGAGAGGAAAGGAGAAAAACAATGGCATTTGACATTAAAAAACTTATGAACGCAGCGACGACAGGGGAAGCGGGCGCGATCGAAAAGGATTTTGCAGAAATCCGGCTGGACTATGAAAAAATCATAGTGACGAAGCACAACAAATACAGCATGGACGAAATAGAGGAACTGGCGGCGGGAATTGAAATGGCGGGCGGCTTGCATGAGCCTTTAATATTAGGGCGTATAAACGGCGAATACTGCCTGGCAAGCGGACACAGGCGGCGCGCAGCTATTGAAATGTTAGTACAGGGCGGCGCAGAAAATTTCCGCGTCGTAAACTGCCGCTATAAGGATATGACAGAAACAGAGTTTAGGCTTCATGTTCTGATCGGGAACGCTTTCAACCGTCATTATACGGACTATGACAAGATGATCGAAGCCGAGGAATGGAAAAACGCGCTGAAACAGGCGCAGCGGGAAAAGCTGCTGATTTTGGAACACGGCGAACGGGTGCGGGACTATGTGGCACGGATCATGGGAACGTCTGCGGCGGTTATCGGGGACTATAACCGGATCAATAAAAACGCCGTTCCCGAAGTAAAAGAACAGTTTGAAAAAGGCGAAATGGGCGTAACGGCGGCGGCAGCAGCCAGCCAGTTACCGGAAAGCGAGCAAAAAGAGATTGCCGGACGGGTGGCAGCAGGCGAGGACATAAAGGCACAGGAAATCCGCGAAATGGTGGACGCGAAAAAGGGAGAGGAAAAGGAAAAGCGCAGCATTGCAGAGCAGAAAGCCGATCAAATGTCAGATACCGACACAAACGAGGAAGAAAAAGAAAATGCGCGCCGCCTTCATGCGCTGAAAATGCTTGAAAAATATTATATCTACATGAGCGACGAGGAAGTGGGGATTTTGGAACGTATGCTGGAGGATTGCAAGCGCAGGAAGCGGGAATACGGGCTGGACGACGTAGGATCGACGGTATAAGCGAAAGAAAGGAAAAAGAGGGCATGGGAAAAACAAAAATCACAATCACGATCGAACAGGACGGAAAGACGGCGGTGGAAACGACGGCGGGAGAGGAAACGCCGGAAAACAGGAAAGCGGCGATCACGGATTTTTCAGAAATCGGGGAAATGACAGAAAAAGAAGCGGATCGTTACGCCGTAGCGTCCGATCTTGCGAATGTATGTGAATATTTAGAGGACAGCGAGGTTATAAAAATACGGCTGATCGTAAACAAGGCGCAGGCACGGAAAGAAAGGGAAGAAAACGGTGGATAAAACAATTATTAAAATCATAGCTAGGATCATTGCCGGAATACTGCTTTTATTATTCTGGTCGGCGGCAGCAGGCGGCGCGGTAAGCGATTATATGAAAGAGCGTGATAAGGAACATAAAAACTGGATTGATCCGAAAAATGACCGGACATTTTGAGAGGGGAGAAGTGGAAAAATGAGCAAATCTGCATTTATAATTGAAACACCGAACTGCTGCGGGGAATGTCCAATGTCTGCTACTGATGTATGCAGAAAATGGAGTATGAAAGAAGCAAAGACTTTCCCTAAAGATTGCCCGTTGCAGAAGATGCCGGAAACAGAAAAGGAAAGCGGGGGCGGGAAAATATGAGCGCGGCAGCGGGCGTGGCGGTGGGAATAGCCGTATTTCTCTACATAGAACTGGCGATCGGCTTCGGCTATTATATGTTTCTTTTGACAACAAAGAAAACGCCGGACGCTGACGAGAAGCAGAAAAAGCAGATAAAAAAATACAGCATATTCGCGGGTGTGGCTTTTCCGGTCACGCTGGCGATCATCATAGCAAATAAAGCGGCAGAAAGGAAGTGAGGACATGGCAAACGTAAACATGACGGCGATCATCATAACAGCGATCATTTGTTTAACGGTCGTTATTTTAGGCTGGATCGGGACAAACAATAAAAGAAAGTAAGAGGGGCAGACAGTGAACAAAGTTATACTTATGGGACGGCTGACGTGCGATCCCGAAGTGAGGTATTCGGCGAAAGGCGATTCGCAGGAACAAATGTGCATAGCGCGCTACACGCTGGCAGTAGACCGCAGGGGAAAGGACGCTGGCACAGACTTTCCTTCCGTTGTAACTTTCGGGAAAGCTGGGGAGTTTGCAGAAAAGTATTTGCACAAGGGGACAAAGATTGTATTAACAGGGCGAATACAGACAGGCAGCTACACGAACCGCGACGGCGTAAAGGTATATACAACGGATATTGTGGCAGAGGATCAAGAGTTTGCGGAAAGCAAGGCGGCAGCAGGACAGGCGCAGCAGGGAAACACACAGACGGCAGTGGGGGACTATCCGACGGACGGCGGCGGCTTTATGAACATACCGGACGGGATAGACGAAGAACTGCCGTTCACATAAGCGCAGACAGCAGCGGGCGGCAACATATAAGGCGACGCGGGCAGCAGGACAGGGGGGGACACAGAAGGGGCAGCATGACGCGCCACAGCGCGTCACGCTGGGGCAGAAATAAGAAGTTGCATATATTACGGGGATATGTTAAAATAAAGCCGTAAATAAGGCACATGGCGAAGATACTAGGGACACAGACGACACAATTATAATTTAGTGTGGTTTGTGTCCCTTTTTATTTTGCCGTGTGCCTTATACTTTCCTTCGGCTGGGTGCGGCAGTCGCGCCCAGCATAAAGAGAGCGGGCTATATATCTATGACACAGGACGCATTGGAAAAATGGATCAAACAACTGATCGCGGAAGACAAGCTATACAAATTCTATAAATGCAGGGAGTGGCGGCAGCTTTCCGAAGCGGTTATGAAAGAAAATAATCGCCAGCCCGCAGCGTCCACCATGTCCAGTGGGTGCGGCGGCATCCGCGGCTGGCATTGTCGAGGGCGTATGTATATAACGGCGTGACGTATAACAATTTAATTCCTTTGTGTGAGGACTGCCACAATAAAGAGCATGACAAGGGCAAGGGCTGGAAAAAAGAAAATAAAAATAAATTTGTGAATGAGGAACGCTGGTAAATGATCCCCCCGCCCCAAAAGTTTTGGATTTTGAACGCCGGACGGGAAACGGGGCATGGGGTAGACAAAACGGAAAATCGCGCGCACATGAGGGGGTGGTATACATGGCAAAGAAACCGGACAACAGGAGCGAGGACGTAAAGCGGATCACGCGCACAAAAAAATATAAAGAGATCGAAAACGACTTGCGCCAGCAGCTTAAAGCCAACGGGACATACGGGAAATTTTTTGACGATATGATCGACGATTACATGGCTATGTATGTTACAAAAACCCTGCTGATCGAAGACATTCAAAAGCGCGGAACTATCGTAAAATACAATAACGGCGGCGGTCAGTCCGGTATGAAAAAAAACGAAGCCGTGGAAATGTTCAACAAGACAAACGCGCAAATGCTGAAGCTGCTTGCAGAGTTAGGGCTAAAAGCCAACGCTATGTTAGGCGGTGGGGATTTTGACGACGAATTATAGAGATGTACCGGAACTATACGACTATATTTACATGGTCGAAAACGGGGGTAAAAAAGGGCTAAAAAAAGTCTGTTTATACCAAAAAAAGCTGGTTAAATTCGTAAAAAAAGTATTTGAAAGCGAAAAATTGACCATAGACACAGAACAGCTTCACAACTACATGAAGCTGGAAAAATATTTTGATTTTGAGTTATTCCCGTGGGAAAAATTCGTGTTCACTTTGCATTGCTGCGTATACAGGGAAGACGGATTGCCGCGCTTCCCCGATCTGCTGATTTTCGTAGGTAGGGGCGCAGGAAAAAACGGCTATCTGGCGTTTGAGGACTTCGCGCTGATAAGCCAGTACAACGGAATACCGAACTATGACATAGATATTTGCGCCACAGCGGAAGAACAGGCGCGCACGTCCTTTGATGATATATACAACGTGCTGGAGAAGAACAGGAAAAAGCTGATCCGGCACTTCCGCTGGACAAAATCAGAAATACAGAGTAGGAAAACGCGGTCAAAAATCAAATACCGGACAAACAATGCAAAATCAAAGGACGGCTTGCGATCCGGCAAGGTAGATTTTGACGAAGTACACGCATTTGAAAGCTACGACAACATAAAAGTGTTTACGACTGCGCTGGGGAAAAAGCCCCAGCCGCGCATGACCTACACCACAACAAATGGCGACGTATGCGACGGCGTTTTAGATGATCTGATCGAGAAATCGAAACGCATTTTAGATTTTGAGATTGAGGACAACGGGCTTCTGCCTTTTATGTGTGCGCTTGACGATCCCGAAGAGGTACACGACGAAGAAAACTGGCACAAAGCAAACCCCAGCCTTCAATATCTGCCGACGCTTTTGGAGGAAACGCGCAAAGAGTACGGGGAGTGGAAGGAAAACAGGTCTTCCGCGTCCGACTTTATGACAAAGCGAATGAACATACGGCAGGGAAACAGCGAAGTGGAATTGACGACATGGGAAAACATTCTGATAACCAGACAGGAAGTAGAGCCGCCGATCATGCGGGAAACCGGAGTGATCGGCATAGACTACACAAAAATAAATGATTTTGCGGCGGCTGGCGTACTCACAAAGAGGGGCGCAAAGTTTGTCTTTAAACAGCATACATGGATATGTGCAAACAGTGCAGACCTGCCGCGCATAAAATTTCCGTACATGGAAGCTGTGGCAGCAGGGGACGCGGAGATCATAGACGCGCCGGAAATCCCCCCGGAACTGATCGCTGACTGGGTAGAGGTACAGACACACTTTTACAATATCCCCATGCTGGCGTTAGATGATTACCGCTTCGCACTGATGAAAGCAGCACTGGCGCGCGTCGGCTTTACCTATGAAAACAAAAATATAAAGCTGGTGCGCCCGTCCGACAAAATAAAGATTGAGCCGATCATTGACAGCGGCTTCCGCAATCACAATATTGTATACGGCGACTGCCCGATCATGCGGTGGTACACGAACAATACCAAAAAAGTGAAGTCAAAAAAATACGGAAATTATGAGTACCAAAAAATCGAAGCAAAGAGCCGCAAGACAGACGGATTTTTCGCATATGTCGCGGCAATGACGCAGCATGAACTAATACCAGAACAGCAGACGGGCGGCGAAGTGCTGCCGCTATTCACATTCTAAAGAAAGGGGGTGGGCGGCGTGAATATGACGGAATATTTTTTAAAAGCCTTCGGGCGGGAATCAACGATCAGCGTAAAGACGCAGATCGAGGAAGAATTTACAGAAGCGTTTTTCAAGGAACTGGCGACAGCCTGCGCGATCAACATGGTGGCGAACACGATCGGGAAATGCGAGATCAGAACTTTTGTAAAGGGAAAGCCGGAGCGCGGCGCGGAATATTACTTGTGGAACTATGAGCCAAACCCGAACGAAAACAGCAGCGACTTCATGCAGCATTTTATTTCCAACCTTTGCTATGACAATGAAGCCTTAATCGTGGAAATGAACGGCTATTTGTATGTGGCAGACAGTTTTTGCCGGAAAACATACGCATTTTATGAAGATGTGTTTTCAGCTATCACGATCGGGGACTTGACGCTTCAAAAGTCGTACCCGTCCAGCGAAGTGATCTATATGCAGCTAAACAACATAGACGCAAGACGGCGGCTGGAAGGATCGTACACAAGTTACGGGCAGACGGTGGCAAAAGCCGTTAGAAGTATGCTGCGGCAGGGGGCGCAGAAAGGCATATTGAACATTGACGCGAACACGTCCCAGCAGCAGGATTTTCAACAAAAACTAAACGAACTTATAAACGAACGTTTTAAACCGTTCTATAAAGCGGAATCGGCGGTTTTGCCGTTGCAGAATGGCTATACATATACGGACGTGACAAAGCAGGGGACGACGGCAACGCCAGCGGACATAAACGAGCGGATCAATTATGAATTTGAAATGGCAGGGCGCGCGTGGCGCATACCGAAAGCCCTTATACTGGGGGACGTTTCCGAGGTCGAGAAGATCACAAAAAACTTTCTGACTTTTGCCATTGATCCGATCACGGAAAAGCTGGGAGAGGAAGCGACGCGCAAGAGGTACGGCGCAAAGCAGTTTTGCAAAGGGAATTATATTGACATTAACACAAACTGCATACAGCATATAGACATTTTCGAGCAGGCGACAAACAGCGACAAGCTGCTTTCCAGCGGCTTATATTGCATTGACGAACTGCGGACAAAGCTGGGCGACACAGCGATCGGAAGCGACTGGTCGCAGAAACACTATATAACAAAAAATTACGCCGAAGCGGAAAAAATGGCGCATTTAGGCGACGAGGAAGGGGGTGGCACGGAATGAGACAGCAGAAAGCGCACTATTGCTTCAGACAGGAAGCCGGATCGGACGTTCACAAATTATATATTTATGATGATGTGTCGGAATACGGCACATTTGACTGGTGGACGTGGGAATACACCGAAAGCGAAACCAGCGCGGAATTTTTCAGAAAGGCACTGGCAGAGATACCGGACAGCGCAACCGTTGAACTGCATATCAATTCATACGGGGGATCAGTCAAAGAGGGGATCGCAATCTATAACCAGCTTAAACAGAAAAAATGCAAAGAGATTGTGGCGTATGTTGACGGCTTCGCGTATTCGGTCGCGTCCGTTATCATGCAGGCAGCAGACCGCCGGATTATGGGGCTGGGTACAAGCCTTTTAATTCACAATATGTGGCTATCGGTAGCGGGGAACGCCGCCGAACTGCGGAAAGCTGCGGACGATCTGGACGTGCTTATGGAGAGTAACAGACAGATTTACATTGAGCGCGTGAACATCACGG